CCCTTGGCCTTGAGGTCGTTACTCTTGGCGACCAGGGCATTGATCTCGGTGAGGGTCTCGGCCAGCCGCTTGGCTTGCGGGCTGTCGCCCTTGGCCAGCTCGGGCATGCCCTGTTTCATCAACGCCAGGCGCTCGCGCAGCTTGACGTTCTGCTTTTCCAGGTTGGCGACGATTTCCGGGGTGCTGGCCTCGACGCTCTGGGCGGCCTGCTTGTTCGCCTCTTCGGACTTGCTGCCGTACACGCTCCAGGCGGTAGCGGCCAGGCCGAGCACGGTGACGATGGCGCCGACCGGGCCGCCTAGCAGGCCCATGGCGCGCGTCGCCAGCCCGGCCGCGACTGCGCCACCGGTTTGCGCGAGAGCGGCCGCGCGGGTTGCCGCTGCCTCGGCGGTGCGAGCGGCGGCGATCTCGGCGCTGACGCGCACCTGCTGCTGGCCCAGCACGGCCAGCTCGGCCAGCATGGTGCTGCGCGCGGCTTCCGCCACCTGCAGCTCGGCGGTGGCCAGACGCAGGGTGCGCAGGGCGAAGCTCTGGGTGCCGGCGGCGGTTGCGGCCTCGATGGCGGCGTTGGCGGACAGGATATTGGCGTTGGCCTGGGACAGGCGCGCCACGGCCTCTTCGCGCGAGGTGATGATCGCGGCCTGGGTGGCCGTGACCTGCGCCGTAGTCGCCGTGGCATTCGCGACTGCGGCCTGGAGGCGCGCCAGGTCGGCCTCAGCCGCCGCCAGCGTGGCGGCGCGGCTGGCCTGGTCGGCGGCGATCTTGCGGTAGGTTTCTACAGTCCATGCCGCAGCCCAGTTCGCTGCCTTGACTGCGGTAATGGTGGTGAGCGTGCCGGCCACCAGTGCCAGGTTGTTCGACAGCAGGCCGATCGAGCCAGTGAGCACCGCGACGCTGCCGTTGGCCTGGGCGTTGGTGGCGGTGTATTCGAGGACGTTGTTCTTGAGGTTCGTGAAGGCGCCGCCGATGGTTTGCACCTGCTGCGCCTCCTGGCGCAGCCTTTCGAGCGATTTGGGCAGCACCGCGGCCATCACCTCGGAGGTGATCTTGCCTTCGGACGCCATCTGCTTGAGGGCGCCGACCGGCACGCCGATGCCGTCGGCGAGCGCTTTCATGAGGCGCGGCGCGGCTTCGTTGACGGCGTTGAATTCTTCGCCGCGCAGGGTGCCGGAAGCGAACGCCTGGGACAGCTGCAGCTGGGCCGATGCCGATTCCTCGGTAGTCGCCGCGCTTACCTTCAGGGCGAGGTTCACCACCTCGGTGATGTCGGCCACCTGCTTCTGGCCGATGCTCAGCTCGCGCGTGCCGTTGGTAATACGCGCGTACAGCGTGCCGGTGGCCGCGAGGTCGGCCTGGGAATCATGCGCAATGCGCTGAACGCTCGCCAGTGAGGCCTGGTATTCGCTCTGCGACTGGGTGGCCAGGCGCAGTTGGGATGTGAACTTGGTGTACTCGTCGGAGAGGCGAGCCACCTCGACAATGCCGCCGCCAATACCGACCGAGGCTGCAAGGTTCTGCGCCATGCTCGACAGTTTTCCCATCGACTGCGCGATGCCGTCGAGCTGCCGCTGCGTTGCCGCGGCGCCGTCGACGCTGACGCTGATTACTGCGCCCTGGCTAGTCGTGTATCCCATGTCGGCTTTCTATCGTTCCTTGGTCCATTCGGTGAGCGCGGCGCGCTCCATCGCTCGCACGGCCGCGAAGTACCAGGGCCGCTCTTTCTTTTTCACCGGCATGTGTTTGATGCAGGTCTCCACGCCGGTGTAATCGAGCCCGGTGCGCGTGCCGCTATCGCTATGCCACTGGGTCTGTACCTCCAGCCAGAGGTTGAAGGCCGGCACGTTCTCGGGCCACAGGAAAAACTCTTCCTCGAGGACCAGTTCCTCTTCCGGATCCGGCGCCAGTCCGAAGGCGGCGAAGGCGTCGTTCAGGTGCTCGTCCGGTTCGGGCTCGTTCTCCGAGGGAATGCGAAGGTCGCCGCGCGCCCACAGGCGCACGGCTTCCTTCAGTTTTTTACCTTGGCCAGGACTTCCTTCAGGTAGCTGGTGACGTACAGCTCGAGCACGCCCGGGGTGGTGAACATGACTTCCAGGGCTTCGCGGCAGAACGGCGCAGGCTTACCCAGTTCGTCCTGCACCAGGGTCTGGTCGCGCCAGCCGGTGGTGATGTCGAGCAGGACTTCCTTGACCTTGTCGTTGGTGGGCACGCCGGCCTCGCCCTTGATACGCTCGTTCCATTCTTCCTGGGTCAGGCGCTTGGCTTCGAGCTTGAAGTCGAACTTGGTCTCACTCTCGCCGTTGGCGAGGGAGAAGATCATCGGGACCAGCAGGTAGGCGGCGACGGAAAGTTTGTATTGATTGCTCATTTTTTATGTCGTTGTCTTGAGGGAGGAAGAGAACCGCCGCCCATTACAGGCAGACGATCCGCCATTCGTCGTTACCGTTGACCGGCACGAAGCGCACGTCGTAGCCGATCAGGCGCTTGCCGTTCTTGTCGATCTTTTTCGGGCTCAACAGCTGGACGGCCGGCGCGAAGAAGATGATCTTGTTGCCGGCGGTGGTGCCGATCGTGATCGCCAGGCTCTGGGTGGTATTGGCCTTGACCGTCGCCATCAGCGCGACTTCCTGCGCTGCGGTCAGGTCCAGCTCAATCGAACCGGCCGACTCGCGGTCGGTAATGTCGACGGTTTCGCTGCTCAGCAGCGCGGTGTAGTTCACCTGGTTGCCCGCCTTCATGTCGAGACCGGTGCTCGAGTAGACCGTGCCGCCGGTGAGCGCGCCAGCCGCATAGGTGGCGCCCAGCGTGATGTCGACCACGTTGACCTTGGTCATCGCGACCGGCTTCTTCCACGGGGTGAAGGTGCCGGTGTCGTTGGCAGCGGTGATGCCGCCGTCCAGGCCGACCCAGTCAAACTTCAGCATTGGCCGTTCACCGATCTTGGCGGTCAGGTTGAAGTCGCCCATGGCCGACAGCAGCTTGTGCAGCACGCCATCGTCGTAGTAGTACTGAGTGGTGGTCTTCAGGCCGGTGGAAACCGGGGTGTACTCGACACGGACCGGGGTGGCCAGGGTACCCTCGCCAGCGGCGCAGGCCTGCAGCAGCTTGCCCCAGGCGGGTGGGGTACCAGCGGTACCGGAGCCGGCCAGCTCGACCGAGTAGCTCAGCTTGACGCTGGCAGGGCCGACCAGCTGCTCGCTGCCGCCGAAGAAGCCGCGCACCAGGTTGCGGTCGATGTTCTGCGCATCCAGCGGCGTGATGCTCATGTCGGTGACCAGGATCGCGTTGGCTGCGCCGGTCGGGGCGGCATCGCTGCCGATGGTGGCTTCGATCGCGGCGGCGATCAGGGTATTCTTGATGTAACGGCTCACGGCTGCTGCTCCTCTTCGATGGTGGTAGTCACGGCGTCAGCGGTGGCGGCTGGCGTTGCTTCGGTGGCCGTGGCGGGGTCGTTGGATACCCAGTTCCAGGCGGACTCGTCGAAGCGCCAGGAGCCGCCGCCCGGCAGCGGTGGGATCTCGCGCCCGGTGGCGCTCTGGTTGTTGTTTTCGGTCGTCATGTCAGTTCAGGGTCCCGTTTTCGGTGCGGTGCTGCGCGATGTAGGTGAGCCGAACCCACCCGGTTTTTTTGCCTTCGGCCGTGTTTTCGGCCTCGATGCCGGCGATGTTCAGGTCGTCGATCAGCCCGCCGAGCGTGGTGTCCTGCCCCAGGCGCTCGTAGACGGCCTGCAGGAGCGGATCCACGGCGATGTCACCCGAGTCCTGCACGCTGCGCGCGTACAACTCGACCGTGACCTTCGTCATCCAGTCGATCGGCGCTCCGCGGATGGCGCCCAGGCTGGGCAGGCCGCTTTCCCACTGGACGTTCACTGCGCGATCAACCTGCTCCGGCACGACGTTCGGGCGGGCGCGGTAGACGGTGGGGCACACCGGCGGCTCTGCCTGCAGCGCGGTGACGAAGGCGCCGGCGATCTGGGAAAATGCGGTTGTCACTGGACGCACTCCACGGTCAGGGTGGTCAGGCCGGTGCCGTCAGGTGCCGGGTTGACGATGGCGAAGGGCACGCCATTGATCTGGATGATCTGCTCGGCAGCGCGTTCCGGCACCGCCGAGGAAGCGATGGTGACGGTCGGGCTGGTGTCGGCTGCGCCATTGCCCAGGTTCGCCACGCTCGACGGGTTCCGGAAGATGCCCGGCACCGTGACGCCGCCGATCGTGACCTGGGCATTCGCCAGCTGGTTGAGCACGGCGGCATTGGTCAGGGTCTGAAGGCGGTCGAAGAGCATGGCGGCTTGATTAGCGGATCGAGCCGTCCAGCAGCACGCGGGCGGTGGTGTCGGCGTTACCCTTGGCTGTGGCGAACACGCCGACCAGGGTGTTGTTGGTGGCAGTGGTCGTGATCTTGCGGGCGGTGTTGTCCCAGTAGGCCTTGGCGCCCTGGGCCGCCGTATCGGCGGTCACGGCGGTGAGATCGAAGACGCCTTCGCGGTCGATCTGGACTTCGACGCCGCTGGCCGCTTCGCCGCTGGCGACACCGAACAGCGCGCCGACCAGCACGCCCTGGCCGCCGGTCACGGCGTACGGCGCGATGACCGGCACTACTTTGCCGCATTGCACTTTGTTTTTCATCTTTTGTTCCTGTCGATTCGGTTGAATGAGGAGGCCGGTTGCCCGGCCTGGCCGCGTTACATGTCGCCTTAGGCGCCGGCGCCCAGGTACAGGCCGCGGTGGTCAACCGCCTTGGCGGCGAAGTCGAGGCGGCACTTCCAGGTGACGCCGTCGACCTCGAAGCCGGTCTGGCTCTCGATGACCGGGCCTTCGGCGCCGTCGAGGTAGCAGTACTCGACCGTGTCAACCTGGCTGTTGCTGCTGGCCAGGTACCAAGCGGTGGTGCCGCCGGCGACGCCGTCCAGGATTGGCTCGACGATCGGGGTGAGCGAGGTACGGCCGCCAGCGCGGAATTCGTTGACGTCAGCCTGCTTGGCCGGCACGTAGTTCGCGCTGGTCAGCTGGTAGGCGTCCTGCTCGAGCGAGGCCGGGACGATCAGGAAGTTCGGCGCCAGGTTCAGCTCTTCATTCTGCAGGCCTTTCTGCAGGCGCATGGCGGTGCGGCCGGCCTTGAGCGAGCTCAGCTGCAGGGCCGAAGGGGCGCCGCTCGCCAGGTTCTTGTGGTCGGCGTGGAACAGCGTGGTACCGTCGCCCATGACCGGGTTGCCGGTCAGCTGGCTGTACACCAGGCGGTTTTCCAGGCGGCTCGAGGAAGCGCCGAACATGGTGACCAGGCGCTCGAAGGCGCGCAGGTCGTCGTTGACGATGGCCTGGCGGGTCAGCGAGACCATGCGACCATAGGTGACCACGGCGTAGCTGACGCCAGCATCCTTGAAGGTTCCGTAGGTGAACTCGCCGTGTTCGTTGGTGCGCACCAGGTCCGGAGCGCCCGACAGCTGGACGATGTTGATGTTCTTGAAGTCGGGCGCGTTCGGCGCGCGGCGGGCCCACTGGGTGTAGGTGCCCTGGTTTTCTTCATAGGCCGAGCGCATGCGCTTGTTGGCCACGTTGGCGAACAGGGTGCCGAAGTCGCTGACGCCCATGGCACCGGAACGGAATTGCAGGATCTCGGTGGCGAGGCGCATGCGGTCCATGCCGCGGGTCTCGATGCCACGCTCCTGCAGGTATTCGCGGCCGATCTCCAGCAGGCTCATGCCACGGTACTGGCGGCCGTTGTCGGTCAGCTTGGTGCCGGCGTGGATGCGGTGCATCATCGCCTCTTCGATGCCGGCGATGCGGGTCTGCTGCTCGTCGCTGACGGTCAGGATGCGCACGTTGGTGTTGCCGCCGCCGGCTTTGCTGTCGCGGACCAGCTCGTCCAGCACGGCGGAGCGCGCCTGGTCGACCGAGTTGCCGTTGCGGATCAGGCCGGCGGCCAGGTTGCTCACGCCGTGGCGGGCGCACAGTTCGGTGATGTCAGCGGCGCGGGTGGCGGCTTCCTGGGCAGCGCGGGTGGCAGCGTCGTCGGTTGCCGGCGGGTTGGCCGCGGGCGCGGCAGCCGGGGCCGGGTTGGCCGAGGTGGCTGCGCGGTTCGCATCGGTGGGCGCGGTGGTCGGTGCGCCCGGCTGGGTACCATTGGTCTGCATAGTGGGGTCCTGGTGGAGTGGGGAATGGGCGGGCGCCCGGGTGATGAATTCGCATGGGTGACCGTTCTTCGGTGCGCTGCGCGAGCTGGAGCCCGCGTCGAATGGCACGGTCACGAAACTGATTTCGTAGGGCTCCCACGAGGTCGCGGTGTACAGCGGCACAGTGCCGCCATCGGTCCGGTCGGCGGCGCGGGTGATCTCATATTGCTTGACGCGATAAGTGAAGCTGATCGAGCGGATGATGCCAGCCCTGATGTCGGCCACCACTCCGGCCAGTTCGGGTCTGCCCGACAGCCGGAGCGTTGCTCGCCCTTCGCCATTCTCGATACTGCCGCGTACCGCGACGCCAATGATGGATTGGATCCCGCCGCTGACCTGGTGGTTGTCGAGTACCTGGACAACGCCGGCCTCGAAGCGCGACATGTCGACTGCCTCGGGCGTTACGACGAGATCTTCGTCATACTGGATATCGTTGTACCAGTCATAGCGCCGACCCATCGCGCCGGTCGTCCAGACCACATCGATGGTGTTGTCGGCTTCGTTGTAGGTGGACGGGACCAGCTCGGCCGCACGTGAGAGTGCGGGCATGATGCGCGGGCCGACCTGGGGTGGGAGGCTGTCGCTGGGCTGAGCAGTTGGCGTTGTCATGCGGCCATTCTGCTCATTGCTTTGTCTCAATTCTCGGAAAACTGAGACAGTTTTTGCGCGGAATTATTTCTTCTGGTCAGCGACGTAGTAGCGGCCGTTTTGCAGCACGAGGTTACTGGGCCGGAAGGCTGAGGCTGGGCCGCCCTCGCCACCATCGGTATGCGACTCGGCAGGATCCTGTGCAGCGCCGCCAAGGGGCCCGCCCTTCGCTGCGCGCTCCAGCTGCGCGCGCACGGCTGGGAGATCAGCGATATTGATCATCAGGGGTCGACCTTGTTGAACCAGGTTGTCTTATCGAAGCGCTCGCCGTTCATGCAAGGCACGCGTGCGACCCATCGCCAGTCATCGGGCAGGGGCTCGCCGACCGGGCCGAGCTTCACGACCACGAACGTTCTCTGAACC